CACTCGGTACATTGACCTTGACAGCATCTAAGGGCACAGAAAGCGGAAAGACGGCCGTATCCGTGAAAGAGGAAAAGCAGGGCGTTAACAATGTCCTTAAGTACAAGGTAGCAGCAGCAGCTACCAATGTAACCTATGGCATGGATGTGAAAGGATGGACTAAGTGGGATGGCGTGAGCGAGATTACCGCTGAAGCTACAAAACACATTACTGTAGTAGAATGCGACGCAAACTACAAGGCTGTACGCTCTGGTGATGTTGTAGCTAATCCATTAACGTAGGAGGTGGTCTGATGCTGGATGATCTTAAAAAGCTACTCGGCATCAAGGACGACAAACAGGATGATGTGTTACTGCTAATTATAAGCGGTACAAAAAAAAGACTTAAGGCTCTCCTAGGCGGTGCTGAACCGCCGGACGAGCTGTCTTATATCGTGCTTGATGTCTCCGTGATACGGTTCAACCGGATCGGATCAGAGGGGCTGGCTTCTCATACTGTAGAGGGTGAGAGCCAATCTTGGGATTCAGATGACTTCTCGGGTTATAAGCAGGACATACAAACGTGGCTTGATGCTCAAAAAGAAGCAAAGAGAGGTCGGGTGAGATTCTTGTGAGGTTTGATACACCTATTTACTTTCAGAGCGTTGTACGTGGCGAATACAACGCCACAACCGGAGATTACGCAGACGATACAGCGGAAGAAGTAGAGCGCTATGCATCGGTCAGTGATACTGGCACGGATACGCTGACGCTTGTATATGGAGGACTTAAGCAAGGAAGTCTTACTATCCGTTTGCAGTCGGTATATGATGGGATATTTGACTATATCCGTATTGGCTCAAAAAGATACCGAGTCGATAAGACCAGAACGTTACGGCATAAGCAGACGTTTATCGTGTCGGAGGTGCAGTGATGGGAAACATGATTTATATTGATGGGATGGATAAGCTTACCGCAAAGATTAAGAAGTGCCAGAATCTTGATCCTATCAAAAAGGTTGTCAAGCAGAATGGTTCGGAGTTACAGAAGAAAGCTAAAATAAATGCTCCGGTTGCTACCGGTAATCTTAAACGGAATATCGCGCTCGAACTTAAGAGCAATGAGATGACTGCTGAATGTGAGTCACAAGCAGAATACGCTCCGTACGTTGAATGGGGGACACGTTACATGGAAGCTCAGCCCCATGTAAAGCCGGCGTTTGAGGATCAAAAAAAGCAGTTCAAGCATGATTTAGAAAAGGTGGTCAAGTAATGGCACAACAGAGTGTTTTTTCTGAGCTTATTGTTAGACTCAGAAAACTATATCCAAACAGTGTATATGATGGCGCGCTTCCACCCAAGGAAACGCAATATCCATTTATATATCTTGGAGAAACAACAGAGGATGCCAGAATAGTGAAAAAGCATCGGAAAGTCAACCCAGCCGACATTACACAGACGATACACATTTGGCATAACAATCCAAGACAGAGAGGCAGAGTGTCTGGAATAGTTGACACGATTGAGGATGTATGCTATAACCTTACGTCCGCAGAATGTGTTGGATATGGATCCAGAATATTGCCTGATAAAACGACCGCAGAGCCATTGCTCCATGCGGTCATTACAGTAGACTTTATTTTCTGAAAGGAGAAAAAAACATGAATAAATTGCAGATGTTCGCATCCGAGAACACAGAAACAGAACAGAGCGACGTATCAACTCAGAGTGATGTAGCCGCTCAGAATGACAGCGGTGTGACAGTACAATCAGAATCGTCCAGAGCAAGCGAAGCTGTCAAAGGACGAAAGATTGTATATTTGTTCCGTGTTGCGAAAAATTCAAAAACCGCCGCAGGAACAACGCTCGCGTTTACGACCGAGAACGGACGAACCAAGTCAAAAGATGCTGACTCAACAGCAACTAAGGATGGTTCCATCCGTACACCCGGAGAAGCAGAAGTCGAAATCACAGCTACGTCAATCCTAAAAAAAGGTGATTCGACAATCGACGATCTTGAGGACGCTATGGACGAGGACGGATTGATTGAGATTTGGGAAGCAAATCTTGATGATCCTGCATCCAGTGGAGAAAACAAGTACAAAGGCAGATACTTTACCGGATATCTGACAGAGCTTGAAAAGACATCGAACGCCGAGGACTTTGTTGAGTGCTCGCTGACATTTGGGATTAACGGAAAAGGTGTTAAAGGTGATGTTACGGTTACTACCGCACAGCAGGAAGCAGCAAACGAAGTGTTTAAGGACACTGTACAGGAAGTATAGGAGGGAATTATGGAATTAACAATTAATGGAAAGGTATACACATTTACTGCCGGAATCGGATTTATGCGAGACGCAAATAAATTGCAGATCCAGAGGGAAAATGGAATCGAGAAAGAAGTAGGACTCATGTCTTTGGCTGGCGGTCTTGTGGATGGAGATATCGAGGATCTTATCACAACACTTGACCTTACTAATAAGGGCAATGAGCCTAGACTGACAAAGGCAGATATTGAATCATATATTGAGGATTCAGACACAGACATTGACAAGCTCTTCGGAAGCGTAATCGATTTTTTATCGACAGCCAATGTATCGAAAAGAGCCATGAAGAAGATGATTCACGTCGGCGAGATCATGGAGAAGAATCAGGAAGAGAAGCTTGCAGCAATGTAAGCTTTTTTGATTCTGTAGCCTTAAACAGCTTCCGGTACGGCTTTTGCAAAAATACGCATGATGTGGAGATGATGACTATGAGGGAGTACAACATACAGATGAAAGCGGTAGAGCTTGCCGAAGTGGATAAACTCTACCATATCCACATGCAGGCATTTCAGAATGTGAGAGCCGGAGCACGGAAAAAAGTAGGAAAGGGCAAAGAAAAGCCAGCCTTCCCAAGATTCCGGCAGTTTTTTAACTACAAAGATGCTGTTAACAGGGTTATGGAGAGAAAGAAAAAAAGCAAATTCAGCGGTCTTATGGACTACTATAGGCGAAAGGGGACAGAGTAATGGCAGAAAGTTATTCAGTGAAAGCGGTACTTTCGGCGGTAGATTCCGGCTTTGTTTCAACATTCGGGAAAGCTCAGAGTGCTACGCAGTCCCTTATGAGTAGCGTAAAAAGCACAGCGCTTGGAGCTATGGCGTTTAAGGGCGTGTCGGCGGTGGTTAATACTCTATCATCTAACGTTGGTAGTGCGGTCAGTCGATTCGATACTCTAAACCAGTACCCGAGAGTGCTTGAACAGATGGGGTTTTCTGCTCAAGAAGCAAAAGATTCCATCAAAGAGCTAGGGGATGGTATTCAATATGTACCTACGTCGCTTGATGAAATTGCTTCCAGCGCGAAGTCCCTGGCATTAACCAATGGCAATCTAAAAAAATCCACAAAACTTGCCGTCGCCATGAACAATGCGTTTTATGCGTCTGGATCAGCAAGCGATGAGGCAAGCCGTGGTATGACGCAGTTTACACAGATGTTAAGCCGTGGCAAAGTCGGACAGGAAGAATGGAACACGCTGAACGAGACAATGAAGTACGGATTAACACAGACAGCCAAGAAGCTCGGAATCGCCAGCGGAAGCACTACGGAGCTTTACGATGCATTGCAAGACGGTACTATAACAATGGATCAATTTACGGACGCGATCATCGAGTGCTCAGAGGAAACAGGTGGCTTTGCAGATGTTGCTAAGACATCTACGGCAGGTATATCAACATCTATGTCCAACCTTAAGATTTCGATCGTCAAAGGCATGGCTGGTGCTTTATCTGCTATAGATACGTTTTTAGCAGCCAACCAGCTTCCGACCATCTCACAAATGATTGATTCTGTAAAGGATAAGATAGGACCAGCATTTGACACGATTAACTCTAAGATAGAGACGTTCGGAAGCACTAAAGCATTCCAGACGATCAGCAAATATGCATCCATGTTTTTTGATACCGTAAAAACGGTGGGCCCTGCGGTAGGAGCCATTTTTGGAACGATAGGAAAAGCAATATGGGAGATTGTGTCAGATGCCGAGACTATGAGCACTGTCAAAAGTGGACTTGATGACATTGGAAGCGCAGCGGAGAGTGCTTCTAAATTCATTACAGATCACAAAGATGCTGTTAAAAAGGCATTACAAGTTATACTCGTCGCAACAGTAGCGTTCAAGGCATTCGGGACGGCAATGGCAATTGGTGGCACGATTGCAACCGTGGCTGGTCCGTTGATCTCAATGGCTAAGTCGGTCGGTGGATTAGGAAAGAGTTTATCTGGTGCCGCAAAGGGCACAGAAGAAATGGCTAAGAAGAGTGGCACATCATCCAAAAAACTTGTTGCAAGCGCGAAAGCGTTTGCGTTAATGGGCGTCGGCGTACTGGCGGTGTCAGCCGGATTCTTCCTTTTGGCAAAGGGAGCAACAGCCGTAGCAGATGCCGGACCGTTGGCGGTAGGTGTGCTTGCCGGGCTTGTTGTTGCTGTCGGAGCGTTTGCGATTGGAATGACAAAAGCAATTAATTCGATCAAGGCGGGACCAGCTAAACTAAAAGCAATATCCACGACATTCCTTGCGATAGGAGCATCAGTTCTGATCGCATCTACTGGACTGTATATATTGGCACAGGCGGCTATTCAGCTTGCAAATGCGGGACCAGGCGCAGTAGCTACTATGGTGCTTATGGTCGGTGCGCTTGCAGGTCTGGCGGCAGGGGCATCGGTATTAGCTCCGGCATTGACGGCAGGTGCGGCTGGATTGGTTGCATTTGGAGTGGCGGTACTCTTGGTTGGAGCTGGTGCGCTGTTGGCGGCTACAGCACTTACATTGGTTGCAGGTGTACTTCCACAGATTGCCACATACGGCACGAGTGGAGCGGTGTCTATATCCGCGCTTGGGTCATCGTTGATCGTGTTCGGAGCAGGTGCGGCGGTAGCCGGAGCCGGTGCTATTGTATTAGGAGCCGGACTTGTTGTAGTAGGAGCTGGAGCTGTTGTAGCGGCGGCAGGTATTGCACTTATGGGTGCCGGTGTACTTGTTTTGGGTGCTGGTGTGTTAGTTTTAGCGGCAGGTCTTACAGCTTGCACAGCACCGCTTACTATGATAGGTGCATCTGGTATGATGGCGGCAACAGCGCTGGCTGCTATGGCGGCGGCTAGCTTACTTATGGCGGCTGGAAGTATTGCATTAATAGCAGGCCTGGCGGCGGCAGGTGTTGGTATTGCAGCATTTGCGGCGGCAGGAGTTGCGGCATCAGCCGGATTCCTTGCACTTAGTGCGTCGCTTGGCGGCGTAAAGAAAAAGATGGCATCTATCGCAGACAGTACCAGTACAGTATCAAGCTCGTTCGGAAAAATGAAGAGCTCGCTCAAGGCTATACCTGGTGCATTTAAACAGATCGCATCAGCTGCTAATGCTACGCAGTCTGGATATACTGCATCACTTACAGCAATGAGCGCGGCATCGTCAACCGCCGGACAGCAAATGGGTAGCAAGCTTGCAAGTAGCTTTTCGGCTTCATCTGCTATGATTGTAGCTACGGCAAAGAGCATGGCTAATAATGCCGGGAATGCTATGAGGTCTGGCTATTCATCGGCAGTGGCCGCAGGTAGATATATTGGGCAAGGACTTGCAATTGGATTGCTGTCATCTTATGGTCAAGTAGCATCTGCGGCGGCACGGTTAGCAGCGGCGGCAGACAGAGCAATCCGAGCAAAGGCTAAGATCGGATCACCATCAAGAGTTGCGATCAAGACATTTAGTTGGATTGGAAAAGGTGCAGCTATCGGACTGGAAAAGATGCAGGGTAAGGTTGCAAAAGCTTCAGCCGATCTATTTAACATTCCGAGCCTATACGAGCCAGACTTTGCGTTTGCTGGTGGCGGTATGTCGTCAAGCATGAGTCTGGATGAGTCGTTAGAGTACAGCCGGAACATTAATTGCACAATAACAGTACCGCTTGATATTAATGGCAGACAGTTTGCAAAAGCTACTGCTACATATACACAGGATGAGCTTAATCGTTTAGACAAACGGAATATGCGGAAGAGAGGAGAATACTAATGGAATTTATAGATGTAAACGAGGAAAGACCAGAAGAAGCTCTCCCATCTGAAGCGATGAGCTATAACGGTGTATACCTCGAAAAAGTAATTCCCGGTTATCGGACACTGTATGTGTCCGGACGGGAAACTATGACGGCTGAAATCAACGAAAACACAACAGGTGCCGCTGATGGTAGTAGGTTTGCTTATAAGAGATATCCGGCGCGAACTATAACGGTTGGATATCAGCTTATAGCAGAAAGCAGCGAAGCGTTTCGGAAAGCTTTTAACAAAATGTGCGGCATTCTTGATGCGGAGCAAGTGAAAGTGATATTTAACGATGAGAGTGATAAATATTTCATCGGCACGTATCAGGGCGGCGACGATGTTGATCCCGGAAGAAACAGCATTACCTCCGAATTTGAGATTTATTGCACGGATCCGTTTAAGTATTCTGTAAACGAGACTGAGGTGGACGTGCAAGCAGACGGAAGCTTTATAATCGACTATAACGGGACATATCCATCTTATCCGGTGTTGGAAGCAACAATGACGAATGGAGAGAATGGCTTTGTTGGATTTGTTGATGCAAATGAAAACATACTACAATTTGGAGACGTTGACGAGGCAGATGGAGAAACGTATCAAGAGAATGACAGACTCGCATATCTGAGTGATTTTTTTAGTTTGCCTGACGATCACGGAACAGAGGCTATGCATGCGAAAAACGCTGGTACATCCGGCGCGCTTGGCACAGCTGGATGGTTTGGAAAAAAGTGGCTGACTATTGCATCAACCGGAGATAACAGCAAGCCGTGGAACGGTGGCATGAGAACGCTTGTTCTTCCGGCTGATTCTCAGGGAAACACGGATGGATGCAAAAACTTTTATTCATATTTCCACATAATTATGTACGCAGGACTAATGGGACAGACAGGCGAGATGACGCTGACATTCCTGACAGCGGATGATAAGCCTATTTGTGGTGTTAATTGGTACAAATCAGATGCATCCGGGAATACTGGACATTATGAGATATTCTGCTACAGTCCTACATTCAATTCGTCGTTAGGATCTTATGTTAAAGTGCTAAGAACATACACGTTTACCACAAGCCATCTTCACTCACAGAATCCGTGGTACTGGGACTGGGGACACTGCGACATACGAAAAGAGGGAAGTAAACTTACATTTTATTATTGGGGTGGATATCCGTCTTATATTGTGCCAGAGGTCGAGAACATGAAGTGCTCAAAGATACAGCTATCTGTTAAAAGTGCAAGGAATCGGTCTGGTAATAAGGCGTTGACTTATCTCGGGTTTGACGTGATGATCTTTGATAAACTCCACGTAGAAAAGTGGAGAGATGTTCCGAACAAATTAGGACGTGGCAGTGTGTTGATGGCTGACTGTAGCACAGGCGAAGTGACACTTAACGGACTACCTAAAGCAGATCTAGGTGCGGTTGGGAATATGTGGGAATCATTTAGTCTTAAGCCTGGAATGAATCAGATTAAGTGTCTCGCATCTGAATGGGCACAGACACCAACATACAAGCTCAGATATAGGGAGGTGTTTATATGATACTGTACTTTGCTGACAGATACATGAATATACTTGGTCTTGCAAGCACCGACCTACCGAGCGGACACAGGATTTATAACGACCAAAAGACAGAGGAGATATCTGCTGGATCTGTGACACTTGAGTTTTCGCTCACTTATACAGATGAGACAAGAAAAGAGATAGAAAGATTCTCCGCGGTTGGTAATTACATCATAAGGAAAGACGGAGAAAGCGAAGAGTTTTATACCATTATTGACAACGAGCACGATATCCTTAAGCATGAGATATCAGTATATGCAGAAGATAACGGTATGGACCTACTGAACGAGACTGTTGGAGCTTTTGAAGCCGACAAGGCATATCCATCAGAGTGGTACGTCAAAAAGTACGCTTATGATAGTGGATTTGAGATAGGCATCAACGAAGTTAGTGACTTGAGCAGAAAACTGAAATGGGAGGGAGAATCTACCTCTGCCGAAAGACTCCTGAGTATAGCCACACAGTTTGATGCTGAGCTCTCTTATAGCTTTGACATTCGCAATCTATCAATCCGGCATAAATACATTAACCTATACCGGAAACGTGGGAAAGATGTTGGAGTGAAACTGAGACTCGGCAAAGAAATTGATAATATCACGATCAAGAAGTCGGTTGCTGATCTGGCTACTGCGCTAAGAGTGACAGGTGGAACGCCAAAAGGCTCTAATAATGCGATCACGCTTAGAGGTTATAAATACGACGATGGAGATATCTATGTATCTGGAGACTATCTCATGTCAAGGAGTGCTCTGGCTATATGGAGCCGCTATCTATCTGAGACAGGACCCGATGTAGGGCATATAGTCAAGCTGTGGAGCTATGACACGACCAGCCAGTCAGAGTTGTGTAACCGTGCGGTATCGCACTTAAAAAGCATATATGACGTAGCCATCACATGCGAGGTAGAGCTTGCATATCTTCCAGACGGCGTAAGTGTCGGAGATACCGTAGATATCGTTGACGAAAAAGGGGAATTATATCTCAGCGCAAGACTTGTAAAGCTTGTAACAAGCAGAGCCAACAAGGAGTACACAGCTACATTTGGAGATTATGCTACGCAGTCGAGCGGTATATCTACTAAGGTGCAAGAGTTAGCTGCGAAGTTTTCGGAATTGGCTAAAACCAGAACGCTATATACATGGATAGCCTACGCAGACGACGAAAACGGAACAGGAATCAGCACAAACCCAGATGGCAAGTCATACATGGGTACTGCTCCGAACCGAACCACTGAAGAGGTGGATACGAGTGACACGACGGTGTTTTCGTGGTCTAAGACAAAGGGTGATGATGGATATTCGCCAACTGTTAGCGTGGCAGACGGCGAGACTGGTAATACTGTTATAACTGTGGATGATGCGTCCGGAACTACATCGACAGAGCTTAAGGACCAGACAGCGAGAACCGATGAGGAAGAGGGAAAGAAAGTTGCCACCAATTACATAAGCGGCAAAGACGGGGACGTTGTAGTCGGTGACCTTACCGCAGAAACATTAGGCAGAAATGTTCGAATCGCCAATGATAAAATTGCGATCCGAAACGGAGAAGAAAACCTTGCATCGTTTGATGAGAGCTCCATAGATCTCGGAATATCGGCTGAGAGCGCACGAATTAACATGTGTGGTAACCGCTTATCAATCATTGCAAACGCAAACGAATACGGAGACGTTGCTTACATGAGATGTGAAGACCTCAGGATTACTCCCGGTATGCCTGGAACGCCGGGGTGGACGTCTGCGCCACTCTTAAGGATGAGCTCAAAGGATGGATTTGGTTTCGCAAATGTGAGACCGTGGCAGATTATTGATGGTGATGTCTATCCATTCCTTACGACTTACGAGTTGCCTTTTATGGCAAAATCCGGAAGCACGGTGGTTAGGATTAACGGCACATCTTCTGTTAAACTGTTCACGCTTGCGGACCTTAACAGTATGTTTGGACAAGCATATACGAGTGCCTATAACTACCATATATTCGCTATGAATGGCGATGGAAATGCATCGGCGGCTCATCTTAATGGCGTTACGGTGATTGGTACAGATTACTATGCTGTACTGGATAGGAGCGTAAACGGTTCGTTCCGCGTTAATTGGATGGTGTTCTGCGCAGTCAGCAACGCCTAGAAAGGATTATATATACAAATGGGGTATTTATTAATGCAGACATATATCATAGCACTTCCGATTCTTTTGGGGTATATTGTCTGGCTGCTAAAAAGACAAAAAAGAGACAGGGATGCAAACAGCAAGGGGACAATGCTTTTACTACGAGTACAGCTTATTGAGTATCATAGTAAATACACTAAGATTGGTGATATACCGTCGTACGCATACCAAAACTTTTGCGAAATGTATGACGCATACCACGAGCTCGGTGGAAATGGTATGGTCACAAAAATGAAACATGAAATTGATGAATTGCACATAAAAAGAAAGGTGGAATAATTTATGGATATCACAACATTAGGAACAGTAGTAGGAATTGTAGCAATCTGCTACGTGATCGGTCTCGGATGCAAAGCTTACGAGAAAATCCCGGACAAATGGATTCCGGTTATCATGGCTACGTGCGGTGGAGTGCTTGGCATTGCAGGACTCTACACAATGCCCGACTTCCCGGCAGGAGACATTATCAATGCGATCGCGGTGGGAATGGCGAGCGGACTTGCGGCAACCGGAGTAAATCAGTTATATAAACAGCAGTGTAAATAGTAAATAAAAAAGAAAGGAACGCGGTGGCACGCATGAAACAGATTATCAACGACTATTATCTCGCTCCATACCCGAAAGAATTTGTTGAACACTTTCGGAATGGACTCAATGAAGAGTATCTTACTATATTCGACTCAATCAGCACCCGAAAAGGTGATTCAAATTTCCATTATGACAACACAATGATACCGCCAGAACGGTTTGAAAAACTTTTGCGCCGAATGGTGCGGACACATGTAGATGAATTGATCCGGCTTGCTCTGATTGGATTCCGTCATGATTCTGCCAGTGATCCATCAAAGCATTAGTGCGCTCTTACCTATTATAATATAAGCATAAAAAAAGAAAGGGGGCACATTTATGGAATATGCAAGCAAAGGAGTAGCAGGAACAGGTCTCGGTCTTGGTATCGCAGGAACAGCACTGGGTCTCTTGAATGGCGGTGTTAACGGAGCAGGACTTCTCGGCGCATCACGCCAGGCATCAACAGCCGGAGACATGGCGTCTATTGTTTCGGCGGTTGCAGATGTTGCTGGGGTAAATAAGTGCTCAGATAACACTCCTGTCACAAGATTTGAAATGAAAATGCAGCAGACGTTAGCGGAAAAGGACGCAGAGATCGCACTGCTTAAGAGCGAGCAGAATACTGAGGTTAAGATTGCCGATGTCTACGAGCGTCTTATCACACGGATCAACGCCGATCAGAGAGCACAGGCTGACTGGAATGCGAACCAGTCTGTAGCAAATGCACAGATGAGTGCGGCAATTGCAACAAACAATGCAAGTATCGCATCATTGCAAAACTGCTGTAACCAGATCACGAAACTCGTGGTACCAAACAGTGCGATCTGTCCGGGTTGGGGCAATGTGACAATCACACCCAGCGCGTCAACCACAACAACAGGTTAATGGCTTGAAAGCAAAAAAGAATGACAGAGGGCGCATATAATGCGCCCTTGTCTTTTTGGAGGATGAATATGTATACGAGTGAACAGGTTATTAATGGACTTATGGCTTATGCAGACAACGAAGTGATTCCGAAGCTTGGCACGTCCGGTAAATGGATTATAGGTACATTAGTTGGAATGATTGGAGCTAAGACAGGTACGCTTATGCAGGAGATCCAGAGCAACCAAGCGGCTAAGATGATCGGAGCTGTTGACAACAACGGACTGTTTGATATCGATCTTATAGCGGACCATCTCAAGCAGTCGGTACAGAGATACGGCAACTTACAGATAGCGTTGCCGATGCTCGGAACAATGACATTTACGGCTGACGATGTAGAAAAGGCAATCAGATATATAAAGGGGGCTTAAATCATGACAGAAGAGATCAGAAACAAACTTATTGACTCGGCGCACGATGAGATCAGCGACATCCAGAAGTACATGGATATGTCAAGCGAAGTATCTGGAAGCGCAGGAGGTGTGCTTAAGGATATCGCACGCGACGAATACACTCATGCCAAGCATCTCGTAGAGATTCTGGAAGAGAGTGGAGGAGTACCGGAAGACCTCGAAAAGGAATGGAAAGAATGCCGGGACAAACATGCTGACGCATGAACATCCTCGGTAGATTATGCTAAGATTATCCAGTTGCTTACGCTATTTTTGTGATGGGAGCAAAAATGGGAGCAAATAATAAGGCATAAACGGTTTATTTTGGTGTATCAATCGTAAATAAGTACCAGAAACGGTACAAAACGGTGCAGAACGGTCAATAATATTAGGCTGTTATCCGCACTTTTAGAGAGCTGGAAACCCTTGATTTTACAGGGTTTTCGGCTTTTTTAGTTTACGCGTGGGAGCATTTTGGGAGCAGGTTTCTGGTGTTTTGAGTCTTTACAAGTACTACAAAAACCAGTAAAATCAAGACATGAAAGGTGGTGGCACACTATGTGGAAAGAATCGAGAAATGGGAGCACGCGCTACAAAGACCGAATCACAGATCCTATGACTGGGAAGAAACATACAATCTCCGTGACACTTCCAGGCAAGTATTCCAGAATCCAAGAGAGGGAGGCTAGAGCATTACTGGATGCAAGGATCGATGATCTGTTGAGCGGCAAGGAATCCGATCCGAATGATCCGACGCTGAAAGAGGTAGCAGAACATTACTTTGCGGACCAGCGACGTACCGTATCGGAGCAGACCTGCATCAGAAACTATCATGCTGTTAATACGCTTATGAAGATGCTTGGCGAAGATGTGAGAATAAATAAGCTGACAGCCAGATACGTTCGTGAAATGTTCAGTGCTTCTGGCAAAAAGAACGGCACGCTCAACGAGCATCTTGTACGCTTAAGAGCGTTTCTCCGATGGGCGTATAGAAATGATTACCTTGCAGACGTATCGTGGCTAGATAAGCTGATACCGTACACAGACGAAGCGTCTAAGGAAGAGCTAGAGTATAAATATCTCGAACCAGATCAGCTTGAGAAGCTGTTGAGTTCTATGACCGTTGAGCACTGGAGGAATGTCACTGAATTTATGGCTCTTACCGGGATGCGCGCAGGTGAAGCGTTAGGCTTACAAACATCCGACGTGGATTTTGGCAACCGCACAATTCGGGTATGTCATTCCCTTAGTTCAGTGACCGGGACTCTCGGAGAGACAAAGACCAGACGGCAAAGGGAAGTCTATATGCAGGACGAGCTTCTGAAGCTGTGCAGGCGACTTGATCTGGAACGTAAGAAGCGTGATCTGACTACCGGAGTGCGATCCGCTTACTTCTTTTCGGCTCCAGACGGATCACCGTTAGAGTATTATGCATTTAACAAGTATTTGCGTGAGATTGCAGCGGATGTGTTAAATCGTGACCACAAGACGACAACACACATACTGAGACATACACACGTCGCACTTATGGCAGAGAATGGTGTCTCGCTGGATGCGATATCAAGGCGCGTAGGGCATAGCAACAGCCGGATTACACGTGATATCTACTTTCACGTGACAAAGAAGATGAAAGAGCGTGACAATGCAGAATTTGAACAAGTGACGCTTTTGGCTAAGTAATAAAAAGGCAGGAAGCTTTTGCTTCCTGCTTATTCTAATAAAAGTTAAAACCACACCTTCTATTCACCCCACAAGTCGGCGTACTCCTGATCGCTTATCTTAAGCTTGTAATCAAGCTGCTGGATGTCGTTATACATATATATCTCGTTCGGATGCTCATAGGTATTCCACGAAAACATCTGAGATCCATTCTGCTCATAGCCTACAACAGAGATATCTGTGATAGAAGTTGTATCAGCCTGATCTATACATTCTTTTATAGCGTACTTTACAAGGTCTTCATCATAGCCATTGTTATATTCGACATCTTTGCAGTGTGCTTCATAATAAGCCACACCGTTCTCTACTCCCAACAAATTAAAGCTGTCCATATTCTGTGAGTAATCAACTGCTTTTTCCTCTTTTTTAGGCTCTTCTTTCTCAACAGTTTCTTCGGTTTTAGCATCTTCTTTTTTGTCGTCGCCAGATCCACCGCAAGCGGTAAGTGACAACGCCATAGTTGCAGTGATTAAAAGCGCAATAAGCTTCTTTTTCATAGTTCGTTCCTCCTATTACTTTTGTACAAGTACCGATGCTCAAATTATCTCACAAACTGTTATGTATATCAATGATAATTTCATGTTTCGCCTGTTGTTTTACTATCTTATCACTGATGCCACGATACCAAACAGTACCCAGTGGCTCATGTCCTCTCTGCTATCAGAATCTATCTCAAATGTCTCACCGTAACCGTTTACCGGAATGAACCTGTTCGGGGATCCCGGATTGTATATACGGCAATAAGCCTGTCTGGTGTCGCAATTGATGATAATGACCGTGTCTCCGTCTCTTGGCGGTCTACGGATGATTCCGATCACGTCACCCTTGACATACACTGGATGTAAGTGATTGGATGTAATGCGTATTCCACACCGCACCTCCGTTCCGTACTTGGTCATGAATTTAGGGCACGCAACACGTTCTTTATATGCAGAGTCTAAAATCATGCCGTCTTCCATATTCCCAGTAGGTACGATCACTTCCAGATAATCATCTGTTTCATCCACGCTCCCTTTTAGAGCTATTTCGTATTCAATCAGCGCATCAATGTAGGCTTTCTGCCTTTCGCTCAACTGTCGGTATGAGCGTAGTAGTTCCAACTCCCTGTTCTGACATCCAAAAAACTCAGATGCAAACATCCCAGTGATCTCGTACAGCTTCGGGATGATCTCAACATTAATGTTGCTCACCCTGTGACTGATAATGTTTTTGTAAGTAGACAGAGATATCCCCAGTTTCCGTGCAAAGTCCGTTTGTGTGTACCCTAGCCGGATCCTCTCTTGTTCGACATTTACCGCAAAGTTATCCATCATTTCGACAATATTCATGCAGCTCACCTCTTTTGATGGTTATCACCTTGCCTACATCGTTTTCTGATAAATACAAAATTACCTGATAAAAGTCAGGTAATTGGAAGTAAAAGTGTTATAATTTAAGTATAGGCAGACTGGGAGGCACGCGGTGGCACGCATTAAATAGCCTCCCAGCAATTACCTTGCTATTTTATTTTAGCAGATTATGTTACGGCTTTCAAGATAGAACTAGCGTTCTATACTCTCTACATAATATAATAGCAGGGACTTACACACAGGAGGTGCTATATGAGCAAAAAGAAGTGGACGGATGAGGAACTACGAGAAACGTACAAGATGCTGATTCATCAAATGGTGGACGCTGTGGACGATGTGGAGAGGTTGAAAGAGATCTACACATTTACCAAAACATTAACCGAATAACCAATAAAAAAAGACAAGGGTTTGCGCATTGCCCTTGTCTTGTCTTTTTTCTACCGATTCTTCACGGTTCTTATAAAGTCTTTTAGTATCTTCTGATCTTTCTCCGACAGAGACGCATAGGTTCTGATAATATCCAATATCAATCCGTACATCTCGTCACTCCCTTGATAGCCTTTCAGCAAAAGGCTTGCAAGCTTTGTTGCTTCATCCTCTGGTGGGAGTTCTACAAGCATCGGCTCTTCACCCGTTCGTAGCCATTCCTCTCGGACATCGAACTTTTCACAGATATCTGATATAGTACGGTCGCTCGGTTCTTTTACGCCCATCTCTATCTGTGCGATGAAGTTTCGGCTTAAGTTAATCTTGTCAGCCATTTCTTGTTGCGTAAGACCAAAAATTTTGCGCAGTTTTTTTAACCTGTCGTTCATGTTTTCACCTCACTTTCTATATCTACTATACCACAAAAGAATAACTAAATCAACTAAAAAAGTTGACTTAGAAAACAAATAACTGTTGACAAATGCTAACTGAGCATATATACTATGATTACAGAGACAACAAAAGAGCAACGCAAAGAAAAGGAGAACCAACATGAAGAAATACGAACTTACAGAAAACACAAAGACACACGCAGGCAGAACACTTTTCCAGATAAGAGCGTTGATTGGCTTTTTGGATGTAAAAGCCGGCGAGCTTGGCGGATGGATTGAGAAAGAAGAGAATCTTAGTCACGCTGGCAACGCTTGGGTATATGGCAACGCTCTGGTATATGGCAACGCTCTGGTATCTGGCGACGCTGATTACACGACTATCAAAGGATTTGGTACAAAATTTAGAACAACTACATTTTTTAGATGTGAAGATGGAAACATTCGGGTTGTGTGCGGCTGCTTCTTCGGAACGATAGCGGAATTTAGAAAACAGGTAGAAGAAACCAGAACAGGCAAGATAGCAAAGGAATATCTGATGATTGCTGATTTGATGGAAGAGCATTTTAAAGAGGAATAAGCAGCCGAAACGGTCAGCAATGACCGTCTGCCGGGGATGACCGTCCGGCACTGATGAGGCAGGTCGTGATAATTTCTCCTTAGGCGGTGGCGCAGGTCACCGCCAGAAAAAGAAAGGGGTGAAAAGATGGTAGGAGAAAAAGATGTGCAGGGTATGGTTGATGAGATTGTACCAATGCTGAGAGGGTTAGACAGATCTTCGCTATTGTTGATTAAAGGCAGTGCAGAGGTGCTGAGTATTCACGCAAAAATGGAGAGGGGTGGAAAGGATGGAGAGAAACCCGATATACATGACACGTAAAGAGATCGGTGAGCTAGTTGGCTACAGCCACACGGCTGTAGATAACAGGCTGGCAGAAATACGAAAATATCAGGAAAAGGACTCAAGCCGATACAGATACCCTTTTAATGGTAGTCGTGTTCATGTGGGCGTATTCATCGACTGGTGCGCCAACAGAACCGCCCTAATGGACAGCAGGACTGCGAAACACGTACCGCCGTTTAATGTGTATGAGTCACTGGCTTATGCCGGAGTTCTTATCTCTGATGCGTCTGTGGTGACTCAGAAATGAAACTACACAGAACCAGAACAGGCAAAAACACTTTAACGGCGTAAAGTGTACAAAGTGGATAAAAAACATCAATAAGTGCAAATGCGATAAAAGGCTTGAAATAAGGAAAAACACAGTTTTGCATGGTGTAAAAATAGTTAAAATACATCAATAAAAATTATCGCACGATAATTCGCACGATAATTAGCACGAAGAATCGCACGATATGAATGCACCGCAAAGCCAGTGTTTACAAGGCTTGCGAGACTTTTAAGAATCCAACTTAGCACGATAATTCGCACGAAATACGCACGGAGAATCACACGTTCTCGCGGATATATATTATATATATAATTTAATATTATTAAGAATAAAAAAATAAAAAAAACGCGTGCGCGTGAGAGATAAAGAACGAAGAAAGGAGACATAATCAAATGAGAAAAACGATAGGCTGGTCACTGATAATCATAGGACTACTTGGTATGTTTTTGGTAGCACTCCCATTAGAGAATGATGGAAACGTATCTTTGACGCCGTATCTCATGCGAGAGATTGGATGCGGTCTGGTGACTGTGATTGGTGGTCAGATTAGAGACAGGTACAAAAAAGAGTGCCCACGATAGTCCGGCAAGACTGGAGCACTCAACTAAATAACCATAGCTATTATAGCACAGGAGGTAAAGAGATGGAAGAAGTAAGATTTATAGATGTGGATCGTGTAAGCATTCCGATATCGGAATACAGAGAGCTAATCGAAGCCAAATGCAAGGCAGAAGCAGAGGCTGACAGCCGACAGAGTGACTGGTATCGGGAGAATACCAGAGCGAATCAGGCAGAAAGATCACTTGACGAGCTGAAAACCGAGTTTGAAGAGCTGAAAGCAAAGTATGAAGAGGAGCTTAAGCAGAATGGAAGAGATTGAGGGATATGACAGATGGAAGACCACGCCACCGAGAGAACCAGATCCGATATATTATTGCGACCAGTGCGGTGAACCGGTGTGCGAGGGAGATTTTATTTACGACATCGATGAAAAGATAATATGCAGCGACTGCATTAGAGATTATGGGAGGTACGTTGAGAATGAACAGCTTATATGAATTGACATCAGAATACAAGGAGCTTCTGGAGATGCTGGAAGATGCCGATCTGGATGCCGATGTAATTAAAGACACATTAGACGGAGTAGAGGGCGAATTTGAAATGAAAGCTGATGCGATCGCAAAAGTGATAGCAGAGGAAAAGGGTGACGCCGAAAAGATTGATGCAGAGATCAAGAGACTGACAGAGCGCAAGAAAGCGAAGCTGAATAATGCCGGAAGACTCAAGAAATATCTTGAGAGTGCAATGATTGCAACAGGCAAAAAGAAGTTCGCTACCGCACTTTTTGGGTTCGGAATCCGCAAAAATACTCCAGGAGTCGTGATAGACAACGAAGAAAAAATACCGAAAGAGTGGTGGATTGAACAAGAGCCGAAGCTTGATAAGGCGGGACTTAAGAACTACTTGAAGAATAACGAGACGGACTACGCTCACTTGGAGCAGTCGGAGAGTTTAGTGATTCGGTAATAGGGGGGGGTATCACGTAATGGAATTTAGAAAGCTGAGGGCAGATGAGATAGACTGCAGAGTGGCGCAAGTAAAAGATACCGGAGTAACACTCCTGCTGTACAAAGATGCAAGATGCGACATGAACATACTGGACGAGACGGTAGGTAGCATGAATTGGACGCGATCACACTGTCGTGATAACGCTAATTGCGTCGTCTCGATTTGGGACAAAGACAAGAAACAGTGGATCAGCAAGGAAGACACAGGTACAGAAAGCAATACGGAAAAAGAAAAGGGTCTGGCTTCGGATAGTTTTAAACGAGCGTGCTTTAACTGGGGGATTGGCAGGGAGCTGTACACCGCACCGTTTGTGTTTATCGGAGCTGATAAGTGCAATATCGTAACAAACGGCAATAAGAGAGCTTGCTATGATCGGTTTAAAGTGTCGGAGATCGGATATGACGACTCTGGCAAGATTGACAGACTTGTGATTGCTGATAAGAAAGGCAGAACGGTATACCAGTACGGAGAGAAAAAGGAAGAAAAAAATCAAAAGCCGGATAATGGAGTGCCAAGAGTGACAAAGTCACATATAAACACATTACGTAGCATTTTCACGAAAAAGAACATTGATGAAAAGAAGATACTCGATATCTATGGAGTATCAAAAATTGAAGAGTTGAATATCAATCAATTTACCGGAATAATGAATCACCCGAATGAATTCCAGAAGAGGTGTGGTGCATGAATTTCCGCGGAAACATAGTCCAAATTTACAGAGATTATGCAAGACGGAAGTGGATGATTACGCTTGAGACAGATCAAGATATAACAGAAGAATATGAACGGTTGAAAGATAAGGTTGTATCTGTTGTTGTTAAGTTGTTCCGTAAGTCTCGCAGCCTAAATGCGAACGCCTACTACTGGCAACTGCTTGGCAAAATCTGCGAAGTTACCGGGGAGAACGCTGCATACAGGCACAATATGAACCTTAGAGAATGCGGGTACATAGAGCTGATAGATGGACAGGCAGTATATGTGGTCATACCAGACACGGAAGAAGCGGAGAGAAAAGTGGATGTTTATGAAAGCGTCCACCTAAAACCTACGTCGCAGATCAAAGGCGGCAAGGATGGCAAACTATACAGAACGTACATGATGCTTCGTGGATCGCACACATTTGACACAAAGGAAATGAGTAGATTGATTGATATTGAGGTCGGACAAGCGAAAGACCTCGGAATTGAGACGGCAACGCCAGACCAGATCGCGGAGATGGTACAGAAGTGGGGTGTAAAGATTGGCGAAGAGACTTAAGAGCGTATTTAAAGACGATATGGATCATTGCTACTACACAGGCTCACCTTACGTACACAGACACCATATTTTTTATGGCTCATTAAGATCTAAGTCAGAAGAATATGGTTATGTGATACCGTTGGCGCACTGGTTGCACGAGAACGCGCCGGAGAGCGTACACATGAATCCAAATCACGGATTAGATCTGGAGCTTAAGCAGATGGCTCAAAAACACTTTGAGGAGCACCACGGAAGCAGAGAAGACTTCCGGCGAGAGTTTGGTAAATCATGGTTGTAACTTATTAACTATAGATTCCCACGCAAATGTAACTAGATGTAGACAACACCTCATTTTATAGCATACAAAAACCACTATATATCACGCGGCCGGAGAAGCGTGGCTCCGGCAGAAAGGAGAAGTAATTGGAAAAGACAGCACAAGATTACTTTTATGCGATACCAGATGGACACATGAATGCGATTCAGCGACCGGCCAATCCGAGCACAGATAGGTTGCTGAGAAAAATGATTGAGAACGCAAACAAGAATGGGGATTGCATTTTGAATAACGGATATGGAATCTTTAGACCGCTTCCACTGGATCCGGTAGATGCGGCAGAAGCGAATATATACTTCCGGAAGGAGCTGCACAGAGCCAGAAGCATACAGCTAAAAAGGCTGTGCATGAAACAAACTTATGAAGGGTGGGTACGAGATGCGATATACGCTAATCATTGCCGGGAGACTGGACAACATGAACGACTACACGAGTGCGTGCCGTACGAATCAATATAAAGGCGCAAAGCTTAAACAAAAAAATGAAAACGTGGTCAAACAGGCAATATATGAACAGCTTGGAAGATTGCGCATCAAGAATCCGGTACGGATGCTGTACCGATGGTACGAGCCAAACAAGAGACGTGATCTGGACAACATCAGCGCATTTGGGCGCAAAGTAATACAGGACGCGCTTGTAGATACAAGGGTTTTGCAGGATGACGGCTGGCGATATGTGAAAGGTTTTCAAGACGAGTTTTATGTAGATAAAGGTAACCCACGAATAGAGGTAGAGATTATAGAGGATGAATGATGGATATATCAAGATTAGCAGAAAAATTCTCGGATGGGAATGGTACAAAGACATTAATACGTTCCGGCTGTTTATGCATATACTGCTGAAAGCAGAATGGAAAGTGACAGAATACAAAGGTGAGCGCATTGAGCGAGGAGCGTGCGTGTCGTCGCTGGTGGAATTGTCAGAAGAAACAAAGATGAGCATCAGCGAAGTTAGGACGGCATTGAAACATCTGGAAACTACTGGGGAAATTGTACGAAGACCATGCGCAAAGTCTAAAAAAAGTGTGTACAAGATCAATAACTATGACAAGTATCAAACAGAATACAAGCAAGAAAATTGGAAGAGTAGCGCAATGGATGTAACAACGTATCAGGATGACAGAAAGAAAAAGAACAGGCGTAGATTTAATAACTTCGCTGGCAGGAAGTATGACATGGATAGTTTAACGATAGGAATCCTGCAAGCGCAGGAGACAGGAGGTAAAAATGGAAGAAGTAATTAAGAGCTATAAAGGATTTGAGAAAGATATGACTTGTCGAGGTTTTCGATACGAGGAGGGCAAGGAATACGAGGAAGACAAAGCAAAAGTATGCGATGCAGGGTTCCATGCTTGCGAGTATCCACTAGACTGTTTTAATTATTATGTGCCAAGCACAAGCGTGTACCACGAGGTCGAGCAGAGCGGAAAGTTGTCTAAGAGCTCGGATGATAGCAAGGTAGCAGCAACAAAGATCAAGATTGGAGCACGAATAGGAATACCAGGACTGGTACAAGCCGCAATTGAATATACGACAGAGCGTGCTAAACAAACAGAAGACACACATAACACAGGGGACTACGGAGCATCCTCTAACACAGGTAACTGCGGAGCATCCTCTAACACAGGTAACTACGGAGGATCCTCTAACACAGGTAACTACGGAGCATCCTCTAACACAGGGTACCGCGGAGCATCATCTAACACAGGTAACTACGGAGCATCATCTAACACAGGGTACCGCGGAGCATCATCTAACACAGGGGACTACGGAGCATCCTCTAACACAGGTAACTGCGGAGCATCCTCTAACACAGG